TCAAATGTTCAAACATAGCTCTCTTCTGGAAAAGTAAAATTGCTTATAGATGAACGTGTCGCCAAAGTAAAATTAATGGGGACAAAAGTTGGTCAAAATATGACGCCTGAGAAAAGGGCAGAATATTTAAAACCATTTACCCTAACTTCCATATTAAAAGAGGAAATGATGAACCTTCGTGAAGAAAATGAAGGTGTCAATATTATTTTGAAACAAGCTAATAGAGGAATAAAAAAGGATAAATTTTCTGCCTTTGAATATGGTCTTTATTATATAAAAGTAGAAGAAGATAATAAGAAAAAGAAAAAGAAGTTTAATGCTAAAGATTGGGCTTTCTTTAACTAAGGAGGATATTATGGACGCTAGTCGCGGAGAAATTAAAATCCATGAAATCCTTGAAGAATCTGGCCTTAATTATGAAATGGAATATTCTTTTCCTGGATTAAGAAGTACCAGTGGCCGCCCATTACGTTTTGATTTTGTTGTTTTTGATGATGACAATTTTGTTGATTTTATTATTGAATATCAAGGGAAACAACATTATGAACCAAGTGCAAAGTATGGTGGAAAGAAAGGATTTTATTAGCAACAATATAATGATAGATAGAAGAGAAATTATTGTAGATAGCACGAAATTAAATTAATTGAAATTCCATATACAGAGGAGAATCTTATTTCATATGACTATATAATGCATAAAGCAGGATATTAAGGAGGTACAATGCTGTGAGAGACAGATAGGAAGAACTCCATAAAAAAGGCTTTGATATGATGCGTTCTGGTCGAATTAGCCATATAGATAATAGACCTCTAGAATATGGAGACATTAAAGTAGGGACTAAGACCCTTGAGGATGCAGTCCTTGATCTTGGTTGGTTAAAAAAGAATTATCGTCATTTTTGCGATAAACGAATTATTTTCAAAGCTATGGCAGAAAAAAATCTTCCGCTTATGCGAGAGATTTCAAATTTCTTCTATCGTACTAATGGTATTTATGCCAGAATTTGTGATTATTTTGCTTTTTTATATAGATATGATTGGTACATAGAACCAGAAAAAAAATTTGATACAACAGTACCAGATAAAAAACTTCTAAGTGATTTTTACAGCATATTATCATTTTTAGATAATTCTCACATTAAGAAGGTTTGTGGAGATATAGCTCTTAGCACTATAATTAATGGTGCATATTATGGCTATATTTTCCCGAATAAAGATGGTTTAGTTATTCAAGAATTACCTATCAATTATTGCCGCAGCCGCTATTTTGTAGGAGATTTACCAGCAGTTGAATTTAATATGCGCTTTTTCGATGAATATTTTGTTGATCCTGAATATAGAATACGCGTGATTAAGATGTTCCCTGAAGATTTTCAAAAGGGATATGTATTATATAAAACTGGTAAATTGCCGCGTGACTATCTGGGTGATCCGTACGGAAGCTGGTATTTATTAGATCCAGGATCATCTATTAAATTTGGTTTTAAAAATGGTGATCAACCATTATTTATTAATGCAATTCCGGCAATTTTGGATTTGGATGCCGCTTAGGATTTAGATCGTAGAAAATAGATGCAATAGCTTCTTAAAATCTTAATTCAGAAATTGCCGCTTGATAAAAATGGTGATTTAATATTTGATGTAGATGAAGCAAGAGATATTCATAATAATGCAGTAGAAATGTTACGTCGTGCTATTGGAGTTGATGTATTAACCACTTTTGCTGAAGTAAATGTAGAAGATATGGCTGATAAAAATACATCAACAACTCGAGATGATCTTGAGAAAATTGAACGTACAGTCTATAATGCTTTTGGTGTTTCTCGTAATATTTTTAACACTGATGGTAATTTATCTCTTGAAAAATCAATTCTTGATGACGAATCTACTATGAGAGCTTTGTTACTTCAATTTAATATTTTTTATGATAAAGTAACATCTAAGTTATCTAAGAATAAAAATAAATATACTTATCATTTATATTTCTTAGAAACTACTCAGTATAATTATAAAGAGTTATCTAAACAGTATAAAGAAATGGTTCAGATTGGTTATTCTAAGATGCTACCACAGATTGCTCTTGGACATTCTCAAAGCTCTATCTTATATGCAGCTATGTTTGAGAATGAAGTTCTGAAGTTGAATGAGATTATGATTCCTCCATTAATGTCGTCTACTATGAATCCTGATGCAATTTTGGGTCAAAAAGGTTAGACAACTAATAATAATTCGCAAAATTCTGTAGGAGGAACTAACAAATCTTCTACTTAGACTACAGTAACTAAAACAACTGAAACGAAACAAGCAGGGCGACCTGCTAAAGCAGACAGTTAGAAAGCTGAAAAAACAATTTAGAATAAAGAATCGCAGAGTTAAGGAGGCTTGACATGTCAAAACACACAAGTATTAAAATGACTACGCCTAGTGAGTTTATTAATTTAACTCCTCTTAACCCAATGATCTCTAAATGTTAGATAAAGGTATGTTACGTTAGTGATAAACCTAATAGAAATAGGAGTATTATTACTAAGGAAACTGCCAAGCAAATCGCTAATAGTTTGCCAGGGAGTCCTATTGTGGGGTTCTTTAATGAATATGCAGAAGACTTTGAAGAACATAACAAACAGATTGATATTAAAAATCATCAAATCATCATGCGAGAAGTAACAAGACCTTATGGTTTTGTTGATTTTAACGCAAAATGTTGGTTCCAAAAATTCTTGGATGATGGTAAATATGAGCGAGAATATCTAATGACAGAGGGTTGGTTATGGACTGGGCAGTATCCAGAAGTATAGAGGGTTCTGGATAAAGGAAACAATCAATCTATGAATTTAAACAATGAATTTTTAAAAGCAGAATGGGCAAAAGATAATAGAGGAATGCCTAAAATTTTCATTGTTAATGAAGCAGTTATTACAAATCTCTGTATTTTAGGAGAAGATTAGGAGCCTTGTTTCGAAGGGGCTACTATTACTGGCGGAGAATTCACTTATGATGAACAACCCGCAGTTGTTCAATTTTCATTTGATGAGTCTCAATTTAAACGTGAGATGTATTCAATGATGAAGCAATTGAAGGAAATACTTAATAAAGGAGGATCAAGAATGTTCACTACTTATGCAGTAACAGTTGGAGATTCTTTATGGACAGATCTTTATAATTATGTAGAGACTGCGGTTCCTGGTCAGCAAATCTATGGTTGTTACGTAGAGGGAGATCAGAAATTTGCTGTTCTTCATAATGTTGAAGATAATAAATTCTATCGTTTAAACTTTTCACTTTCTGAAAATAATGAATTTAGTCCAGCTGAAGAAGTTAGCGAGCTAACCGATTTCAGTGGTGAAGCTCAGTTCAAAGCTGAAGATGTTGAAGCTTTTGAAACTGAGTTTAAGAAAAAGAAAGAAGAAGAGGACAAAAAGGATCAAGGAAATAATCCTAATCCTGACAATAAATCAGAAGGCAATAATTCTGGCAAAGAAGATGACGATAAGGATGATCCAGAAGATGATCCTGAAGATGAAGAAGACGATGAAAAGAAGAAAAAGAAAAAGGGACAATTCTCTTTGGAAGATTCTGCTGAATATAAAGATCTTCTTACAAAATTCAATAAGCTAGAAGCCGATTATACTCAGTTAAAAGCTGATTATGATAATTTAACTTCTGAAATGGAGCCTCTAAAGCAGTTCAAACTTGAAACTGAAAGAAAAGATAAAGAAGCTATGATTAATAGATTCTATATGCTTTCTGATGATGATAAAGCCGATGTTGTAAAGAACATTGATACTTATTCATTGGATGATATTGAGGCTAAACTTTCTGTTATTTGTGTCCGCAACAAGGTAAGCTTTGACCTTGAGGATGATACACATAAAGATGGACCATCTATGACATTTAATTTTGATGATCCTAGTAAAGATGCAACCATCCCTGCTTGGGTTAAAGCAGCAATGGAAGTTGCGAAAGATATGAATTGATTTTAACAAGGAGGAAATAGAAGAATGCTTAGAGATTTTCTGAAAAAGAATATCACAAGCCAGGCCAGCTTCGTAGAATGGGGTTATGGCCAAGTTGAGCCTAATCATCTTTCAGCTCAAAGAACTTCTCAGGTTTATGCACAATTGCCTGCAGATTCTAGTATTAATGTTCTTGAGCAAGGTCAGTTCGTCAAGTATGATTATGCTAATGGCTTAGTAAATTTCACCGGCGTTGGTGAATGGATGCTTGTATATAATGAAATTAAACTTTATCGTGAACATCAAGATGATTGCGAATTTGCTATGGTAAAAGACAATTATCAAGCTCGTATTTATAGTCCATTCGGTGGTGACAAATATGATGCTAATGGTAATAAATTAAATTCAAGCGATCCTTATACATATGATACAAATTGGAATAAACAATCACGTTATTATAATGGTGTAGATTCTGAAGGAAAGACTTCTTTCACTTTAAAGGAGCCTACATATGAATTGACAAGTGATGCAGCTCTTGATGCAAGTAAGACTTATTATACCAAGGGTAGTGATGATAAATATACCGCAGTAACTACTCCTGATGTTGCTAACATTGCTACTTATTATGAGATGACTGATCAGGGTCTTACATATGCATATGATGATGTTACTGCAAAACCAGATATGTATGAGATTCATTATAATGAAGATCCATATCATATTGAGTCTCAAACACGTCCACAGTTTATGCCAGAAGGCACAACTATGGTACCTCGTGTATTAAAGACTAATGTTGGTGATATTTTCACAACTAATACTATTAATGCAACGACTGTAACTCTTGGTCAAATGTTAACTCCTGGTGCCAAAGGTATTCTTGAACCAGCCGGAAATTCTCCTGCTGCAGGAACAATGTTATGGCAAGTAGTTAAGATTTATACAATGCCTGATCACCAAAAAGGCGTTAAATTAATGCGTGTAGCATAATTAAAGGAAGGAGGATAAAAGAATGTTAGATAGAAAAGATCTTGTTGCTTTAATGAAGCAAGTTGCTAAAGCTAATCCTTCCGCTCCTGTTGCCTATAGCTTTGGTGGCCAGGATTTAAGTTATGAAGCTCTTAATGAAACTCTTCGTAGAGAGCTGAATGAATTGGCAGGAACATACGCTTTATATCGTGAAAATAAAAATATGATCTTCAGTATTATTGAAGAGACATTAGATGAAGTTCTTCCTAAGAAAGTTGTTGAACAGTACAATCAGTTCGCTGAAGTTCGTACATTCGCACAGGGAGATAAGATTTTGTTTAGACGTAAGCTGACTTCTAATCAACGTGCAAAACAGTTCATCACACGTGTTGGACTTGCAGGTATTTATGAAGTATTCAAGCTTGGTAAGAACGAAGAGGCTTTCGAAGTTCGTACAAGCGCAATCGGTGGAGCTGCTCAAATCGGATTTGAAGAGTTCCTTGATGGTCGTGTTGATTTTGCCGAAGTAACTAGAATCGTTATGGAAGGTATGGACGAACTTATTTACAAAGAAGTTGGACAGGCTCTGAAAGCTTCTATCAATCAGCTTCCACCTGCAAATAGAGTTATTGCAAATGGATTTGATGAGGACGCTATGGATCGTCTGCTTACCATCGCTGCTGCTTATGGTACACCTACAATTTATTGTACTTATGAATTTGCTGTTAAGATGATCCCACAAGAGGCTTGGAGATATACTGAGTCTATGAAGGAACAGCTTTGGAATAATGGACGTCTTCCTAACTATAAAGGACATCAAGTTGTTATTCTTGAGCAAGGTTTTGAAGATGAAACAAATGAAACTAAGGTTATTGATCCTGGCTATGCTTGGGTTATCCCAACTGGTGCAGATTCAAAGCCTGTAAAGATCGCTTTTGAAGGTAACACAATTGTTGATGAATTCAACAATCCAGGTGATCGTTCTCGTGAGATCCAAGTTTACAAGAAAGTTGGCGTAGTTTGCATGCTTGCTAACAATATTTGTGCATATGTTGACACATCACTTGTAGGTCAAATGAAGACATGGTTCTTAAATAATAAAAATATCAAGGATTATACTGGTGTTGTACATTCTTGATTTAAACCTAGAAATTTGATATGATATATTACTGGGGGAGAGGGAGATTAAAGGTGAACTGTTCCCTCTCCCCTTATATTTGTTTTAAGAGAAAAAGGAGATTATTTTAATGGCAGATAAAATTTATAAAGTTAAGAATAGAAGTGCCGGAGTAGTTATTTATCGTATTCCGGAAGATAATATTCGTAGAGAATTTATGCCTGGTGAAACTAAAGCAATTCCGATGACTGAACTTGAAAAACTCTCTTATCAGCCAGGCGGACAAATGATGATGAATAATTTCTTACAGATTCAGAGCGCAGAGGCTCAAAAAGGATTAAATATTCCAGTAGAGCAAGAATATAATTATTCTGAAGAAGATATTGTGCGTATTATGCAACACGGTAGTCTTGATGAATTTTTAGATATGCTTGATTTTGCTCCTCAAGGTGTAATGGATCTGGTTAGACAGTTTTCCGTTTCTCTTCCATTAAATGATATTGAGAAGAGACGTGCATTAAAAAATAAAACTGGTTTTGATGTAAATGCGGCGCTTACTCATGTAGAGGAAGAGAAGCAAGAAGATGCCGAAGCCGGCATTGCAACTGAAACAACTGCTCCTCAAAGACGTGTTAAACCAGCAACAACAGGCCGTCGTGTAATTAAAAAAGCAGAACCAGAGGTTAAAACTGAGGAATAATAGGAGGTAATATAAATGGCAGAAAATAAAGGAACACCATTTTCTACTATTTATAATCGCTTTCTTGAAAAAATTACAGATGACATGTATATGGAATTGACTCCAGAAGATACTATAAAAGATCTTCAACGTCTTCTGATTAATGCTATTCCTGGTTTTGAATTTCCCAGACAGTGCATCTCAGATTATACTATTAATGTAGTAGAAATCCCTGAAGATGAAGTTCAAGAGGGAGATTTTATTATAGGTGTTGTCTGGAATGATCTATTAGAAGATCCCACTTCAGAAACCCCCAATGTAATTGTTGAAAGGTCTTGTTTTAATGTAACATTAACAGCAGAAGAAATTAATATACTTGCTTTGCTTATGAAATAGGGTTGGGTTTAGCGGCAAGTAACATCAATAGAAAATACAAGAATGAAATATTCTGGTTCAGACTTTAAAATGACATCACAAGCTAATCATCTTCAAAAGTTGCTTGCTCTTTTGGAGGAATCAAGAAGAGATAGTTTTCATATGCAACGTTTATATAAACGTCGTCGTATTATTAGTGATGGAAGATATAGATCTAACTGGGATGTTTTGAGGCAAAATAGTGCTCTTGAATAAATATAATATTGATATTTCTGTTGAAGATGTTCAAAAAAATGCTCAACGTTTAACCAACCAATTATGGAAATTAATTCCAATGCGTGAGCATGAAGAAGATTGGAGTAAACAATTAGATACTGTTTTATTAGAAATTGTTGGCCTAAATGAGATATTCGTTGGGCCACTTTTTTTACCATTAATTAGTAAATTAGAAGGATTACGAATTCAAGATGTTGATTTTGAATTTTATAGAAAAACTATTTTTGAGTGCATAAGCATTTTACAAGGAATTGTAAAAGACTATGAAAAAACATTATAATTTATTTAACGATAATCTTTCTTTAATGGGAAATAGATTGGGGATTTATGAAAAGGGTCCTGAATATATGAAACCTAAAGAATATATTAAGACTCCTAAACAATTAAAGAATGATTATATAATTGATGGTCTTAATGATTAGAGTTTAAGATTAGGACTTAATGGGGGATATAGATAGCAAGAAAGAATGATTTTTGATAAAAGAAGATCATTAGATCGAGCTTTATTATATTCTTATCAAGGGGCAAATACTTTAAAAGTTTAGTCTGTTGATGAAGAAAAGAAAGAAGAAGGCTTTACATCAGTTTATGAAGAAGAAAAAACTCCAATTTGTAGAGCTTTAATTAATCCAGATAAAAATAAAATGGATTATGATGATAAAATAATTTCGATTCATTATGAAGATAATTATAGACCAGGAGATGTATTTGAATGGATGGGAACCAATTCTTATTGGTTAATTTATTTACAGGATCTCGATGAACTGGCCTACTTCCGAGGA